ATCGTCGCGGTGCAGCCGCGGTTGCCGACAATGTACGTGCGCGGGCCCGTTGCAATGTCGGTCGTGTCGATCATCGTCTGATCGTATTGAATCGACACAGTGCCGAGCCCGTTGACTGCGGTTCCGGCCCAACTGAAAGACGCGAGCGCCGATGAAAGTGCTGCCATGGGTTATTCCTTGTAATGAATCGTGATCGTGTTCGAGACTTCGGCGGGTTGTTGTTCGTCGCCTTCGCCGACGTTCGCAGCGTCAATGGTGTATCCGTCGAACATCACCGCGGTGAATTCGAGCCCGTTGTAGGTGCCTGTATCGCACGCGCTCGGCACAAAAGCCGCAATGTCAAGCGCCGCATCTGTCGTCGTCGCGATCACGCGAACGTCAACCACGGCTTGCCAGTAGAGCGCTACGGCGCTGCGCTCGTTGCTGGTCACTTCGTACGTGATCGCCGGCAGCGTGCTCAGTTGCGGTCGATATCCGTGCGTGATCGGATACGCGTCGAGTTGCGCAGTGTTCTCGAGCATAGTGCGGATCGCGGCTTCAAGGCTCATACAACCTCCTCGGCTTCGATCACGGCGACCATGTCGCGTTCATCGAGGTTTGTGATGCCAGCAATACGGAACGTGCGACCGCGAACCACAAGCCGGAACGTCTCGTTGATGCCCCACTTTTGCAGCGAGTTCCAACGGCATCGAATCTCGGCACGCTTCACCGTTGCGACGCCGTCGGCGTATTGTTGCTCGGCTGCCGAGTCGGTGCGGAGATCGACCCACAACGGCGGGTTGCCGTTCGCTGCCGCAGTGAGATCGTTGAACGTGCCGCTGCGCTGACCGAGATCGTCGGTCGTGCCGCTCGGTTGCAGCACCGATGCGGCGAAGCGAAGTCGTCCGCTGCCGATCATCGGAGCGCCCCACGCGCGCTATACGCGTTCAGGATGTACTTGAGCGATAGCGGCACTTCGGCGAGCGACGCCACCGAGGTTGCATCGGGGTTGGCGTACCACGCGCCCACGAGACCAACGATTGCCTGTTGCAACGCGTGCGGCACTTGCACGTAGCCGGCAGAGTAGGTCACGGTCGGATAGGTGCCTTTGTATATCTCGGGCGTCTCTTTGAACTGCAACGCCGTCAGACTGTCGGTCTCATCGACGTACCAATCTGCGGTTGGCATCGTCGTCAGCACGTTGTTGCCGTTGTAGTACGTCACCGACGTTACCGACGCCACGGGCTGAACTGGCAGCACGAAGCGGCGCCACTTGTCGAGTTTCGCGGTACGCGTTTCGCTCGCAAGCGACACGCCAGTTTCGCGCTCGATAACTTCGCCGGCTGCGATGCAGAGCGTCGTGAGAATGACATCATCGGCGTCTACGTCAATGCGCAAACGCGTCTTGAGAATGTCGATTGGTATGGGTGTCGCAGCCATGAAACCCGCGCTGGGGGTTTCCCCCCAACGCGAGCAAGGTAAGAAAAAGCGCTTCGTGAACTGCTGATATCAGCAGGTAATCGCCGCGAACGCGTTCGCGAGCATGATTCGAGAATCGGTGCGCGCGTACGTGTAGAGAGTGACCTGGTGCGTGCTTGCCGCCGAGTACGGATCGACGAGCGACGTCATGCCAGTGCGGTCGAAAATCTCGAAGTAGTTGAAGTCGCCGACGACAGCCCAGACGAGGTTATTCGTCTGTGCGGTCGGCACGTACTGACCGACGCGGTACGGCACGGCGTAAATCGTGCCGGGCACGCCACCCGAGAGGCCCGCGGTCTCGCTCACCTTCCAGATGTAGTCGGTCGTGTTGACCTTCATCTTGCGGATTTGGCGAAGCATGGTGTCTGACAACAACCACTGGAAACGCGGCGAGTTTCGGTACTGAGGTGGCACGAGGTGCACGGTGTCGATGACCTTGTCGCCGTCGGTAAACGCGCTGATAGCCGTTGCACCTTGGTCGTTGACTTGCGACAACGCGACCAACTTGGTGTTCATCGAAGAGCCCGCCACGCCTTCGGGCTGGCTCGAGCCCGTGCCGATCGTGTATGCCTCTTCCATCTTGAGGCCCATCGAAAGGCCGATGCGCGACGCCACCCAATCAAGTCCGCTGCCAATGCCACCTTGGCCGATCGCGTCCTCGATGAACTCTTGGCTCATCTGAGTTGCGCATACGTACTTGTACGGAGTGACGCTAATTGCAGTTCCGAAGGTCGGATCGGCTGGCGTGATCGCGGTTGCTTCGGCAACAAGGTTCGTCGCTGGCAAGTTGCCTTCGACGGTGATGGTCCGTTTCGAGTCGATCGACGTGACAGGCGACATCGTGCGCAGCACGTTCGCCATGTACATGCGCTCGACGATGCGGCGCTCAAGGTCGGTCGGAATGCCGGCGCCCGACGTGCCAGTAGAGAGCGCGCGCATTTCGGCTTGGTCGCCACGTGCGACGGCGGAGAGCCAACGCTTAGCGTACTCAGGCGACGAAAGATCATGCTTGACGTCGGCAACCTTCGGAGCGCGTGCGCTGAACTGCGGCTGTGCGCGCTCTTCCTCGAGCGCCTTCAAACGCTCTTGCGCAGCGCGAAGCGCGGCACGGTCGTTTGCTGCACGCTCGACGGCGTCGAGGTCGGCATCAATTCGCGCGATCTTCTCGCGCTCTTCGCCGCTTCCGCGAATCTCGACGTGGTGGGTCTTCGCGCCAGTGCGTGCGGCGAAGCCTTCAAGGGTCTTGCGATACTCGTGAACGGTGTTCTCAATCGTGTTCAGTTCGTCAGACATGGTGCATCCTGTGCTTGTGAATCTCGAGCCGCAGCGCCGCGGCTTCAATGGCAGCCGCGGAAACACTCCGCAGGCTCGATGAGGTCTTGTCGCCGTACGCGGCATCGACAACAACGCTGAGCTCGACGAGTCGAGCAGCGGTGACGGTGCGTTCGGTGCGTCGTGGGTTCCACTCGTCGCGATCGACGTAGAAGCCGAACGACATTTCGCCGCTCAGGTCGCCGCGTTCGAGCAGCGCGCGAACGTCGTTGCCGACGCTCGTTTCGGCGAGATCCGCGGTGAACCGAAGTCCGCTCGCGGTGTCGTTGAGCGTGAGCGTGCCGCTACGCGTGCGAGCGAGCAACGCGCTCGCGTTGTGGTTGAACAGCAGTTTGATGTCGGCGCCGGCGAGGTCTCCGAAAGCGCCGCGCGCGATGCGCTCTTTGAATTGCGGGTTGAATGGCTCGCTTATTTCACGCGACCATTTGCCGTACGGAATCGCGAGGCCCGAAAGCGTGCGGCCGGCTGGCGCGCCAATCGTGACGCTGCGACGTTCAAGCGAAGTCATCGACGCTCCCTGCGCTCGTGTCGCTTCCGAGGTTTGTTTGGCCGCCGCCCGTGCCCATGTTTTTGGCGAGGATCGGATCATCGAGCCCGTCGAGCGGCGCGAGGTTCAGGTACTCACGTGCTTCGTTGCGCGTGATGACGCCAGACTCGACGCCAGTGCGCAGCGCCGCCATTTGTTCGGCGAGCGACGGACGCGAGATCATGTCAGCGTCAAACGTCGCCGAGCCGAACGGTGCGAGTTTCGCCACGATCTCGGCCGCCCACGTGGAGAACCAGTGCTGCAAACACGCGTCCACGTACATGCGAGACAGCCATTCCATCGAGCCATACGCGTTTGCACTGTGCTCGCTCAGGTACGACGTCGGAACTCCATAGATGCGCGAAACGTCTTCAACGCTGTAGCGTCGAGCCGCGGCAATGCCAGCGTCATCGAGCGTGCTGCTGATGCGCTCGACGCGCATGCCTTCGGCGAGCACGAGCGGCTTGCCCGCGTTCTCAGCGCCAGCATGATGCTGTAGGAACTTCTCGCTGATGGACTGCCGAGCACCTTCGCTCAGCGGGCCCGGATGCACGAACGCCAACTTCGGGTTGCCGGCGTTCTTCATGACTTCGAGTTGTGAGTTTTCCTGCGCCGCGAGAATCTGCAACGACGTGCGGCACAATCGAACTGGCGACTCGCCCCACAATCCATCGAGCCCGACGGCTCGCAGGTGAAGCATCGACGACATCGGCACGTCACCGTAGAGCCTTGTCTTGTAAACAGGCTCAGGCTTCGTGAGATCGAGCGACACGCTTTCGATGTCGAGCGGAAGTAACTCGAGCAACTCGCCGCCGAGCGTGCGGTTGATCACGGCGAACGCGTTGCCGTATAGCAGCGCTTGCATCGTGAGCGCTCGACGGAACTCGAATCCGTTCTGCCAGCGGTTTGGTTGCTGCAACAACGCGTTCGCGGTGCGCTCGCTCACGTCGAGCGGCACGCGTGCCACGTCGTTCGCGATCAGCGACGCCGCGCGGTAGACAGGCGTATACGCGAGCGCCGTTCCCGGCGTGATCGTTGGCATGCCCGCGACGTCAAACGACGTCGGGAGGATCACGCCGTGCGTGCCCCAGTGCCCCAACCAACGCTGTAGCAGACTGCGCAACATGTTGCGCATTGCGACAAGTTCGGCGCTTCCTGTCTCGGACTAAATCTCCAATTCGTAACAACTGGCCTTTTTCCCTCCCCAACAATGCACAGCCATGATCGCAGCAACCAGCGGGTCAATCGCGCTGTGGTCGCGTGGCTTCTGTGGTCGGACGTATCCGGTCATACCCGTCTTGGGTATGGCTTCGGCGCACGCACGGCGTAGGATCGGATCGTCGCCGATGATGAACTTCCGGCCGACCCACAAGTTTTGGAACAACTGGCAGCCCGGGGCGAACGTGCTTGAGCCCATGCTATAGGCTTGGATCGGTGCGCCGTCCTTGGATTCCGCAAGCCGCTGCGCGAGGTACGACGCTCCCCAGCGGTCATATCCGACCAGTTGTACGTTGAATTCTTTCATAATCTCAAGCACCTTCTGTGCAATCGCTTCGTGGTCGATGTCGGCGCCGGGCGTCAAGTTAATCTTGCCTTCGTCGGCGTAGCGTCGGATCGGCATGCGGTAATCAAGTTCGCGCTGCGCCACGTTCGCTCTTGGCCACCAGTAGTGGCCACGCAACAAGATGTTGCCGTTCTCTTGGGGGATCGCCACAACGACGGCCGACATATCAAGCGACTTGCTCAAGTCAATGCCGACCCACGCTTGTCGTTTGATTTGTGCTTCCCAATCGACCACGGTTGGCGCGGGCCAGTACGACATATCGAGCCAGCCGCCGACATCCTCGTTGAGCCGAGCGCAGTGGTAGCGGCAGAACTCCGAGCGCTGGCCCGGATCTCTTTTCATCGTGTTGTACAGCCGGCGGATGCTGGCCGCGTCCGGCTGACCGTATTGCATGCCGGGGTTGGCCTTCGGCCACGCCGCCTCATCGGCGATGTCATCATTCTGATCGATGCCGTAGAGCATGGCGAACGTCGCGTCATCCTGAGCTTCTCCCGACAGCACGGCACGAGCGCCGGAACAGAGCGTTTCGTAATGGCTTTCCGTGTTGCTGCCGGGCGTCGAGATGATCACGCCGAGCGTTTCCTTGCGCTTCATTCCCGTCGTGATAAGTTTGTTCAACACGCTGCCGCGGTACTCCGCGGCTTCGTCAGCGATCCACAGCGACGGGTTCAGACCGTCAAGCGATGACTCACGCGATGTCAATGCGTTGAACTCGCAGTCTTCATCCGGCCGAGTCAAGTCAGACATCTTGACCTTCACGCTCGGATCGTCAAGACGCCGAGCCATCGTGCGCGCGGTGTCCACCAAGATTTGCGCCTGTTCCACCTTGTTCGCGAGCACGTGCACCCGCTTGCCGGCGCCGCTCATGAAGTCGTAAAGCCCGAGCGCTGCCATGAGCGTGGTCTTGCCGTTGCCACGGGCGACCTGGATGATGCCCATCGTGAACCGTCGGCGGCCCTCCGCGGTGCGCCAGCCGACTAGGTTGGCCACGATGAACGCTTGCCACGGGTGCAGTTTGAACGGCTCGCCGTCGGCTTCACCGACCAACGACAGCCCGCCGATGAACTCAAACGCGTCAGCGACGCGGTTCCACTCGAGCACGATATCGGTGCGCTCGAGGTCGCGGTTGAACCGCGAGCACGCTGCGTAGACCCATTTGCCGGCGGGGATTCGGCCGCTGACAACGTCGGCGGCGTATTGACGGACCACAATCTCAGGCTCGGTCATGGGGAGGGCTTTTTTTTGTCGTGAGCGAGAGGAGGGACGTCGAAGGTGGCCTTTTTGGAGGCTTACCCCCCCCACTCTGCGGCCTATTGGACGCCCTCAATAGGCTGTTCGGTATATGAGCCGTTCAGGTGTGCCGTTTGCCGTGCACCTCATCGTGGCATCGGTTGCACAACACCTGACAGTTGGTGACGTCGTACATGCGCTCAGGCGCCACGTGACGCGGCACAACGTGGTGGACAACCTCACCGAGTCGAGCGCATCGAGCGCACAACGGCGAGGCTGCGAGCAACTGGTTGCGGAACTTGCGCCACTTCCACCCAGTGTTAATGCCCAACTCACGTAGCCTCTCGCTGCGATTCCGTTCCCTGAACGGAATGGTGGGTATCTGCAACCTGTGCACGAACGATGCCATCTAGCACCTCCTGACATACGGCGATAAGGTCACTGGCCTGAACGATCACCAGCCATGGCGAACGGGTACGACGGCAAAGCACGATCGGCTTGCGCTTCGTCTTGGCGCTGTCTCGAATGGCTTGTTCCATCCATTTGTACGGGTGCATTTGCTCTTGGAACTTGACTTCGACGTGTAGGTTGGCGTCAAGCACCAAATCGGCGTCACCATTCGAGCCGCAGTACTGAGCACTGCGGCGAGACTTCAAGCCCATCTGCGTCAGCAACAAGGCGGCTTCCAATTCGGCTCGTTTCCCCTTTGCTCGGCTGTTCATGCGCACAGTGTAGCACGTTGTACTAAATGACAAACGCCGTGCAACCGCTGCACGGCGTCTGTAAGAAGAAAGGCTGATCAGAACGGTAGCGGCTCAGCGTCAACGTATGGGTCAAGTTCGACCCGCAACAACCAATTCTCCATCCGTAGGGACTCGATCAGGTTGTTGAGTTGCTCGTTCGTCAATGGCTGCACGGCGGCTTGCTTGCGCTCGCGCTTGTCGTGCACGCGGTAAGGGTTCAAGTCTCTTCCCGCGAAGGCGTCAATGCAAAGCAAGCGCCAACCTCGATGCGTTGGGTCGATCGGTATTCCCCAGTTCGCGTACTTCGTTCGACACTCAGACACGAACTCGATCGGCAACGCATTGAAGTCTTGCACCTCTTGCCGTTGCTCAAACCTCGCTTGCATATTCAACCGCTCTTCGTGATCGCTCGGCGGGCGAGCAACCGCGGCTTTAGCCGAAGCGGTTGTCTCGTCCCGCTCATATGCGCTCAGGAAGTCATTCCACCAGAATCCTCGGAATGGCTTCCGCTCGCGATATTCCGCGAGCGCTCGCATTGCTCGTTCAAAATCCATCGACGGCAACGCCTCAGCGATTGCCGTCGTCGTTTCCCGATCGAGTTGAATGATTGAGCCGTTTGACTTGCGAAACAGTTCGTTCCGCTTGTTGTGCCAGTTGGCAGATTCAACGATGTTCATCGTTGCACCTCCCTTATGAGCACACCCGCAGACAAGCGCTGGTTTACGCTCAGACTCTTGCGCAAGACTGTCGGCGCTCGACTGCTACGCTGAGGCTTCGCGCTCACACCTCCGCTTGCGCTGCGGCAGAGCGTAACCACGCTGTCAAGGGGGTGCAAGGGGGGGGTATGGGGGGGGATTCTCATTTTCTTCCTTTGGTTGAACAACAACCCACGCGGGTGCACGTGGGTTGTCGCGGTAGTGGAAAGATGCTTAGAAGGGGATTTCGTCGCGTTGGATGTCTCGTTGGTCGCGAGCGGATCGCTCGCTCCGAGACAGCAGACTGTATCCAACAACCTTGACGGCTGACTTGCCAGCCTTGTCGGTGAACTTGGTGGTTTGCACCATCACGACGTCCGACGGGAAGAGTGGGTCCATGGCGTTGATCACGTCCGCGTCAAACACGAGAAACTCATCGCCGTTCGTGTCCACAAGCTTCGCCCATGGCTTGCCAGTCGCTTTCGAGGTTCCGACCTTCCACGTCTCAACCTTGACGCTGATATCCGTGGTGGGTTCCTGTGGTCGAGTTGGTCGCTTTGCCGGATCGGACGAAACTTGTGCCTTGAGTTTCGCAAGCACGGTTTCAAGCGCTTCAATCTGTTGTTGGATGGTCAATGTCTTTCCTTTCGAGTTGGCGCAACGATAACTTCAGCATCGTCGTCCGGATCACCTACCACGTTGAAGAGACTGCACAGGGTATAGCGGCGAAGGTAGGTGATTGCCGCACCGAGTTGTTGAATGTTTGCCGTCGGCGGCAACGGCCAAGAGCACACGAACTCGGCCGATTCACCGCTGGCATGGCTGATACGGGTCGTAAGGTCGAGGATGCGCCGATCACCCTCGATCCGTACCGCAGGGCTCTGTACGACCGACAATCCGTTCTTGGCAAGCGGTTGCCGCAGTGACTGCACGACGGCTTTAAGGTCGGCGTACGGTTGGCCGAAGTGAGCGTTCTTCGCGAGCGCCGGAGGGTCGGTCAACTGGACTGCTGCCGCTGCGAGCGCCTTAGATAGTTCGCTCATTCCGGCTTTCCTTCCGTTGGTGTGGACTTCGCGAATAGCGCCGCCTCAAGCGCTCGAATCCGAGCGGCGCCACGGCGTAGCGCTTCGGCGAGTTTGCGATCGGCCGCCTCGTTCACCCGAGCGTAGTAGTAGAGCGCATCGGCCTCATCGTCGGCATCGGGCGTGCGCTTAGCCGTCGGCAGCACGCGATGGTGAAACGCGTACGTGTGCTGGTATACGTCGCTGCCCTCACGCCAGCGCTCGTCACGTTGTTGTTGGGTGGTTTGGCCGCTCATTCGTTTGCCTCCTTGAAAATGGCATCGACGTACCTCGCAGCGTTCTCAACCAAACGCTTTACGCCTTCGTCACTCTGCGGCGGGTTGCGTCCCAACTTCACTTCGGCATTGATAAGCCGCGTTGTGTAGTGCCAAATCATTTCGCGTCGTTCGCGGCGGCCTTCCGCTTCAGCGGCGGCGACAATCGGGTTACCGAACATCGTCCCTCCAATCGATGGCACCCGCGAGCGCTGCAAACACGAGTACGAATAGAGCCCAAGTCATGCGCGCACCTCGATCGTTTGGCCCTTGCGCTCTTCTCGGCGCAAATAGAGTTCAATGGCTCGGCGAGCGTGCGCAGCGAGCGGCTTGCCGTCCTTGTCGGCCAGCGCACGCAAACGCGCGTACTGGTCGAGTTTGACCCATACGGGTTGGCCCTTCAGGCGTTCTCT